GTATGTCATTTGCAAAAAGTATAACCCAATGAAGTAGAGGATCACCATAAAACTCTGATGCAATATATTCTGGAGTTTCGCCACCTTGCACATCATAGAAATCAAAAAGAATATTATTTCGTTTTGCAAGATCAGAGAAACGAACTCTTCTAGTAATATCTGTTAAAAGGATGCCACTATTGTTTCCATAAACATCAACTACTACTTTTGGAAAATTTGTAAAATAAGACATGATTAATAGCCCTCAAAGACTTTTTCTTTTGTAACAAGATCAAGTTCTTTAAATTGTAGTGTAAGTTCTGTTTCTACTGGTTGGTGGTCAACAAAGAATTGTGGACGCTCACCACCAAATTTAACACTAACCGTTTCCAAAGCACACTCTCCAATTCTATGAAGGTGAATGCCTGGTTTGTATGCAATATTAAATGTAGACGGAATAATCATTGTTCTCCCAGCACTTACACCTTCAAATTCTGGCATAGAATGAAATCTGAATATTTTTACAATTTCTTCAATATCAGCAGCTTCTTCTTGGGATTTTGGCAAAAACTTAAATGTAAAAGAAAAGGAACGTCTGTCGATACCTTCAAATTTCATTTCTGTTCTATTGTTTGTCACTTTACCATCCATAATTTCAAAGGCTGCCTTGGCACCAGTTACACCGGCCTGTTCTAAAGCACCTAGTGACATTTTAGTTGCTTCTGTTTTAACATCCTCTAGTATTTGACTTGCATCAAAACCAGCACCACCGAATCCTTTCAGGGTTCCTAATGCTGCCGCAGCAATAAGTCCAATCTCTGCTTCACCATAATTTGCTTTGTGTGTGACTTCCAATGACGCAGGCATATAAAGACAGATTGCCTGTTCTAATCTTTTGGTTCCAGGCCTTGGAACGGATACGGTACTATATTCTCTAGATTGCCCAGCTGGGGTGGTTGCATAGGCTGTATTAGGAAAAGTTACAGTGCTCTTTTCTTGTTGGTTAATTTCAAACATCACATAATAATTCGCTCCATCAGCCTGAACGTCTGAAGGATATTGCATAAATGGTTTGTTTGAAATTCTGTTATTTCCAAGTGATGTATGTAACGTCATCTAAATAATCCTATACATTGTGAAAGTATTTATATAGACATGGCATACAGAGGTAGATATAATCCATCAAAACCACGAAAATACAAAGGCGACCCATCAAATATTATTTATCGTAGTCTGTGGGAACGTAGATTTATGGTTTATTGTGACAACAATGACGCTATCCTAGAATGGGGTAGTGAAGAAATCATTATACCATATGTGTCTCCACTAGACGGTAGGAGACACCGATACTTTCCAGATTTTTATATCAAAGTTCGGCAACAAGACGGTTCTATCAAAAAGATGTTGATAGAGGTTAAACCCAAAGCACAATGTGGCCCTCCCAAACAACCAAAACGCAAAACACCAAGATTTGTCCAAGAAGTCCGTACATGGGGTGTGAACAAGGCAAAGTGGGAAGCGGCAATAGAATGGTGCAACGATAGACAGATGGAATTTAAGATACTGACTGAAGACCATCTGGGCTAATCTGTATAAATACATGTATGGCAGAGATAATAGAAAGCGTACTGGAAAAGACTGGCGGTAAGGATCGTAGTATCCGTTGGTTTCGTGAAAGAGTAAGAGAACTTGGTACTGTCCCACCAAGGCAGTTGGTGCGTGAAGGACAACTTACTTTTCGCAGGCCTGAGTTTGGGAAAATGAACTTTTTCATGTATAGTCCCAAATATAAAGATGATGCTAATGCCCTTCCGTATTATGATAGGTTTCCTCTTATATTACCAGTGACACCACTACGCCCATATACTGAAGGGTTTATGGGATTAAACTTTCATTATCTATCCATCCCTATGAGAATTAGATTACTTAACCTTATGTCAGAATATGCTAGTGATGAAGAATATGATGAGAATACAAGAATAAGACTTACATGGAATAGAATTAAAAGAAATCAAATGGTGCAACCAACAATCAAAAGATATCTGTACGATCATGTCAAAACTCCGTTTAGAGTTATCAATGCAGATGAAATGATGGTTGCAGTTCTGTTACCAGTACAAAGGTTTGTTAGAGCAACTGAGAGTAAGGTTTACTCAGATTCCAGACGACTCGCAAACGCACCGAGGAGGCCATAATGGCAGCATTAGACGATTTTATCAGTAGTTTCAATAAGTTTGGTGGGCCTGCTCTACTAAACAGATTTGCAATTAGGTTCTTTGCGCCTGGACAGGCAGTGCCAAGTGCTAGAGATGACAGTCATATGTGGATGAGAGCAGAATCAGTAACTATGCCTGGCAGAAACATTAGAACTGTTACTAATGAGAACATCTATGGCCCAACACACGAGATGGCACAAGGGTTAACCTATGCTGAAACTATTGATGTAACATTCTATCTGTCAGCTGATCATTTTGAAAGAAATTATTTTAGAAGATGGATGGAATATATTTACAAACCCAACACAAATGACTTGGAATATTATAAAAATTACATCGAACCTATGGAAATTTATCAACTTGATAAAGATCAAAACCCAACTGCTGGGGTGAAGTTAAATGAAGTTTTCCCAAAAACATTGGGCCCAGTTGAGTTTAGCAATAACTCTTCTGAGTTAGGTAGACAACAAGTTTCTTTTGCATTCAAAGATATTACTTTTATTGATGGTAACGGTAACGATACTACACTAGAGGACAATAGAGAATTCAGAAGAAATGCACAATATAGAAGTTGGTCTAATGAACTATTAAATAGGACATTTCCAGCAGATGGCCCATTTTAAATATATAATGCATATAGGAGATAAATTATGGCATTACCAAAGCTCGCTTCGAGCAAATATGAGTTGACGCTCCCTTCAACTGGACAAAAAGTTGAATACCGTCCATTCCTTGTTAAAGAGGAAAAAACACTGATGATTGCCCAACAAACAGGCAAAGAATCAGACATGATTAGAGCAGTACAGAATATTGTATCTGCTTGCACATTTGAGGCAGTTAATTCAAAAACAATGCCTCTATTTGATTTGGAGTATGTGTTTTTACAATTGAGATCAAAATCAGTTGGTGAAATCGCACAACTAAAAGTCAAGTGTCCAGATGATGGAACCACTGAAGTAGAAGTAAATGTTCCTTTAGATAAAATTGAATGTGTGAAGGAAGAGGGGCATGATACAAACATTAAGTTGACTGATACTATTGGTATCGTAATGGATTATCCAACAGTTGATATGATGGTTGGATTAGATTTGAGTGATGAAACAAAATCGACATTTGAAATTATTAGAGGGTGTGTATCTCAAATTTATGATGCTGAAAATGTTTATGTTAGAAATGATATGGAACAAAAAGATTTAGATGAATTTATTGATTCTATGTCACATGAACAGTTTGAAAAGTTGAGTAACTTTTTTGATACAATGCCCAAAGTTAAATATACTGTTAAGGTAACTAACCCTAATACTGGGGTTGAAAGTGATGTGGTGCTACAGGGACTTTCTGATTTTTTCTAATAGCCCTTTCCCACAATAGTTTGGAAAATTATTACAAACTAAACTTTCAACTGGTTCAACACCATAAGTATTCCTTAACAGAACTTGAAGAAATGATGCCGTGGGAAAGGGAAATATACATCTCTATGCTCCTACAGCATATAGAAGAAGAAAGATTGCGTGAAAGACAACGTGCATCTAGCAAATAAATAACTGTTAAGGAGAGAGTTATGGCAGAAGAAACTAAAGAGAAATTGCACCCAGCAGATACTAATGGTGACGGTGTAGTTGATGATCGTGAACATGAAATGTATTTGGAATTTAAACGTAAAGAGATGGAAGATGCAGATGCTCAAAGAGATGCTATTCGCAAGATGGCTTGGTTCTCCTTGGCAGGGTTGTTGGTATATCCAGCAGGCATCGCAGTTACATCTCTAATGGGTATGGACAAGGCTGCAACATTGATTGCAGACATTGCTCCAACCTACTTTGCATCAATCGCTGTATTGGTATCAGCTTTCTTTGGCGCAGATGCTTTGAAAAAGAAGTAAGGTTAATTAAATGTCAGATTTTAGTAAAGTTGTAGCAGAACTTAAAACCCAAACAGTTGCATTGAATAAACTCGCTGGTATTGAGCAACAAATTGCCAAGCAAGGTGAGGAAATTAAGCAACAGGGTAAAGATCAGCGTAGAATTGCAGCTGGACAAAAAGCCTGGCAAACCCGACAAGAAAATGCACAAAAAGCGACTGCGGCAGCAACTGAAGATAAACGTGGTGAAGAAAGAAGATTCGGTAAACTTATTGATGCAGTAAAAGGTACTAGAGATGGTATCATGGGCCTCAGTAGTAAGTTTACGGATTGGGGTAAAGAACAAGCAAAGAAAATGAGTGGAAACATTTTCGGCAAGTTAAAAGCCCTAGCTTGGGGTGCCGCAATTACTGCTGCAATCGCACTACTCAATAGTAAATATTGGGATGATATAAAAGCATTTATTTTAGAAACTGGTATTCCAGCAGTAAAGTCTTTTTATGAAAACGCACTTGTACCAGTTTTTAATGCAATAACAGGAATTTCAACAAGTTTTAAAAACATGTTGGAGAATCCATCATGGGAAACTATCACTGCATTCTTTGGTGATGCTGGAACTATTGCACTTGGCATTGCTGGGTTGGTTGCTATTCTTGCACCATTCAAAACCCTAAGATTTGTTACAAGGGCAGTTAGAGGGTTTGTTGGGCTTTTCCTCAAAGATGGTGATGTTGCACAAGGACTAGATAAGCAAAGTAAAAGAATGAAGGGGGGCAGATTCTTGCGTGGCCTTCGTGGTGGTGTTACTAGACTTATGGGCGCATTCAGTTCTCTGGGCACAAGTCTTACTGACATGGCCACAGGAACTACTAGAGATGCAGAAGGAAGAGTTCGTGAAAATGGTGGAAGAAACTCTAGAGGCACAAGAGGAAGATTTGCTGCAGCAAGTAGAAGAGGTGTGGGTGGTGTAGTCAAGGGTGTTGCAAGGGCAATTCCAGGCGTAGGACTTATTGCAACCGCAGCATTCGGTATTTTTGATGCAGTAAGTGCTGGACTTGAAGAGGCGAAAAAAGAAACCTCAACTGCTGGTTCTATTGTTAAAGAAAGTGTATCTGGCCTTCTATCTGGATTGACTTTTGGACTTGTTGAACAACAAACAATTTCTGACGGTATTACATCAATCAGTAATGGTATTACTAGTGCATGGAATACAACAAAAGATGCAATTTCTGCTGGAGCAACAAGTCTTGCATCAACCGTTTCTACTGCATGGACGAATACAAAGGATGCAATTTCCACTGGATGGGAAACTACTAAAACTTCATTAACGAATGCCTTTACTACAGCAAAGACTGCATTTACTGATGGATTTAATGCTGTTAAAGACGGAATTACTAAAGTAATTTCTGATCCAGAAGGCGCATTTAATGCTGCAACCAGTAAAATAACTGAACTTACAGGTATTACACTTCCAGACTTTCAGACGGTTAAAACTGGTATTACAGAACTAGGCACTAGTATTTCAAATAGAGCCACAGATATTAAAAATAAATTTACAGAATTTACTGGCATCGAACTACCTACATTTAGCATACCATCTTTTGAAGATTTGAAAACTAAAGCAAGTTCTCTGTTTGATAATATTTTAAGTATAGAATTACCAGAG